ATGTACACAAGGCAATTGCTAACCACCCAGTAGCATCAAGGATAATGAATGGTGCAATCAATGAGCATCCAATGATTAAAGAGGTGCAAGTAGGTAGACATACCATAGAAGGTAAAGCAATGTTTGACATCTACAATTCACAACTTAATGTGATAGCAGATATTAAGACCACATCAGCAAGAACCTTAGATGTGTTTGCCTCTGACATGATTAAACACTATAATCACATTCAGGCGGTTTGGTATAGCCTTATAGCTGGAATAGACCCTAAGAACTTCTTTTATATTGGTGTAACATCAAGGTCTAAAAGGTTAGGTAGTAACTCAGATACTATCTTAGTGTATAGGCATTCAGACCAAGAAATATTAGAAGCACGTAAATTAATTACTGGTTACCTTGACCAAAACATTGACCAACTTAAATCACATTTTAATTCATCTTATAAATCGTAACTATGAAAAATGAAACTGCAATAGAAATCATACTTAGACTTCTTAAATTACATACTAAGTTAAACAGAGAATGTCCTGAGATATTAGAAGTCATAGAAAGCTACTTAGACATTGAACAGAATCAAATTACATCTGCTTGGAATGATGCATTTCTAATAGGTAAAAATGGATTCATTCTTGAGAATTATAGCAATGGAAAAGAATATTATAATGCAAAATATAAGAAGCCATGAACCATGAACTAATAGCACACATCGAATACCTTAAAGATAAGGACATGAGATTTAAGGTAATTGAGGAAAGATACCTTATTGCAGTTAGTAGATACTTTATGTGTGGTGGTGAACTGCCATCACACCAAATAGCTAACTATCTCGGATTAAATAACCATAGACTTACTTTAATGATTCAGGATAAGATGGCTCAAATGACTGGTGTAGAACTTAAAAATAATGCACCTAAGGTCAACATCTACAACTCACTTAAAGACTTAGAATATAAGTCACCAAGAAGTTATAGATACGAATGGCAGCCAGTTTATGAATTAGATTACTATAACTACCTTGCAACCAATTCAAGAGAGCAAATCATTCATAACTACAAACTATTTCTACATGAGTCAAGAAGCAGAAATCTACAAGGTAATAGCAAGGTATCTAACAATCAAACACCCAAAGGTAATATTCAGATTTGACTTTGCTGCTGGTCTCTACCTTAGTCCATACATGGCTAATAAGCATAAGGCTCAAAATCCAATCAAGGGATACCCTGACTTATTCATTGCACTACCTAAAGGTAACTTTGCTGGTCTATTCATCGAAATAAAAACTGATAAGGCTAACCCATTTAAGAAAGATGGTACATTAAAATCTAATGAGCATACAGAGAGACAAGCAGAAGTCTTAAAAGCATTGAATGAAGTTGGTTATGCTGCACTATTTTCAACTGGTGTAGACGAAACAATAAAAGTGATTGAGAGTTATCTTAATCAAGAATAAATTTATATCTTTACAGCATTCAGAGGTAGTAGCCTGAATGAATATAAAAAATTGTCGCCCTATGGTGACTGCGAGACCAAGAGAAATTCAAGGTCGCTACTACCGCAGTCTTCATAGGGCTTTTTTAATTCTAAATGTTATGACAACAAATCTTGAAAAAATGACTAAGTGGGAAGTTCAAAAAGCAACTTTCCTAATTTTAATGGCAAAGGATTTAGAAATGGATATCCATTGCTATGGTGAATTGGATGTAAACCAAAATAGCGGATACACCTATTTATGGCTGGAAGATTATGACTTCACTCTTTATTTGCCTATAAATTGTGATTTGAAAAGAGAAGATGTTTATGTATTGTGGACAAATCTTCATACTGGTGAAGAGATAGAAGAGTCATTAGAAGCATTTAATGATTTGCAAGACATTAACGAATGGGTAAAAAAATTAGAAAATGAACATGGACTCTCGTAATACTTGCATCTTTTATCGTTCAATGTTTGAGTCTATAAAAGAACTACCTAAAGAGAATCAGGCTGAGTTATACAATGCCATCTTTGAATACTCATTAGACTTTGTTGAGCCATCATTAAGTGGTCTATCATTAACAATATGGAGGCTGATAAGACCAGTATTGGAGAAAGGTAATACTAACTATATCAATGGAAGTAAACCGAAATCAAAGCAAACAATAAGCGAATCAGAAGCGAAAGTGAAGCGACTTGTAAGCGAAACAGAAGCCTATAAGGATAAGGATAAGGATAAAGATAAAGATATAGATAAGGATAAAGTTGTTAGTGCTAAAGCACCATCATTCAAGTCTTATAACAATCAAGACCTTATCAATCAAATCAAACCACTAATAGATAAGTTTGGTAAAGATACTTGTAATGCCTTCTATTCTTATTGGTCTGAACCTTTAGCAAATGGTAAGATGCGATTGACTGGTGAAAAGGCATGGGATACAAATAGAAGGTTATCTACTTGGAAACAAAGAGAAAAACAACCTAATAACACCTTTGTCAAACAACCACAACAAGTCTTCAATCGTTCATCACAAGGTCAACACTATGTAGGTGACGATGTCAAATAGTTTTACGTACAAAACATTAAGCATTACATAAACAAAAAATATTATTAAATTTGAAATTCAAATGACTAATCCACAACAAGCACTTATAGGTATTTTGTTGACTGGTGAAACACATCAGGAACTAATACCACAACTTGGTGAGCATCTTTTCAATGAGGTGCTTACCTCACGATGTTACCAAGTAATTAAGAAAGTAATTGACAAAGGTCTTACACCTAACTTGGTCAACTTCTTTATGACATCAAACGAGATTGATAAGTTCACTCCTAAAGAAACATCTGAGATAGTTACATGGTCAAACAACCTAACCTACAATGAACCAGTTAACGAATATATAGCTATACTTAAAGACAATCACATCAAGAGGTCAATAGCATCAATAGTAACTGAACAATCATTAGGACTTGCTAATACTGATGGGTTCACAACTGCTACTGAAATCATTAAGTCATTGACCAGCCTACTTGATACTGGCACTAACTCAGATAATATCATTGACCTATCTGAACTAACCAATGATGAACGTGAGGCATACTATCGTAGGGCAGCATTAACATTATCGGGTAAGACTACTGGTCTTGAGACTGGTCTAAAGTCACTCAATAAATTTACTGGTGGGTTTCATCCTGAGTTCATCATCATTGCTGGTAGACCATCAATGGGTAAGACTGCATTAGCACTATTTCATGGGATGAAATCTAATGAGGCTGGTATCTATTTTAATCTTGAAATGAATAAGAGCCAACTATGTCAAAGGTTAATACTTCAAGATGCTGGTGACTTAATCCACTCTTCAAGGTTACGTGATGGCAATCTTAGTCAATCTGAGTTACATTCATTTGAAAAGGTAATAGGTAACATAGAGAAAGCACCATTCTTAATCTACGATAAGGCAAGGTGTGGAGTACATGAGGCAATAAGAGTAATGAAGAAAGAACATCGTAAAGGTAGATGCAAGTGGGCAATCATTGACTATCTTCAACTAATGACCATAGAAGGGTTCAAAGGTGGCAATAGAGAGTCTGAAGTAGCTGAGATAAGTAGAACACTCAAAGCAGCACAAAAGGAACTTGGTATACCAATTATAGCACTTGCTCAACTTAGTCGTGAGGTGGAGAAAAGACCTGATAAGAAACCAATCTTATCTGACCTGAGAGAATCAGGTTCATTAGAACAAGATGCAGATAGTGTAGCCTTTGTTTGGAGACCGTCATACTATGGATTGAATGATGACGATGGTAACCCATACACCAATCATATCTTCTATCTATTTGAGAAACATCGTCAAGGTGCTACTGGTATAGTTGAGTTCAGACATTCACCTAACATGACCAACTTCACAGATGTAACTACTCACGATGTTGGTAGTAGTTATTTGCCCAAACCTAAAGACCTAAGAAATTATACTGACAATGACTGGAATAAAGAAACAGATGATACTCCATTCTGAGTATAGCAATTACCTTAACAAGCATCTTACTGAGCCGTTTGTGATGTTAGATGAGATGAACTTGACTTATGAGGACTTTGAGGTATTATTCAATAACTCTTACCCATTTCGCCAAATGTGGTCAATTGAATGTGATTTAACTTACTATGAGATAAGAAGTGGTAAATGCGAATTTGCTAAAGTACATCACGGAAAAATACATTGCAGTAATAAGCAATGTAAAACATAATCAAATAATACCTATATTTGTTGACATGGAACTAAAAAAGAAAGATAACAGAGGTGGTAAGAGACTTGGTGCTGGGCATCCATTCAAGTATGGTGAACGCACGATTAACATCACATTTCGCATACCAACATCGCATAAGGAACTAATCAAGGTAATGGTCAAGCAGTATCTTGATAAGGTTAGTGCTAACTACAAAGAATCTAAACCAACTAAATCTGAACACTATGGCTGCTGAACAATCAAGCATTGAATTAATCTTTGAGAGACAAAATGAATTAACCATTGATGATTTTATCCAATGGCTCAACACCAACTATGAAGAGTTAAAGTCTCAGCATAAGATGGAAGTAATGGGTGCTTATGAATGTGGGTTAGAAGATAGCGAAACAGAAAGATATGCACCTAAAGCATCATTAGACTATTATAATGAGTTTTATGGATAGTAACCTACTACTTATACCTTGTGCAATTGAATCAGTTGCTACAAGAAGAGATAAGACTCTGAAGGTAGTTATTGGTACACAAGAACTATCTCCAGCAAAGGCTGCTGAATTATTTAACCAGTGGACATCAGGTGTAGGTGTGATGGCATTCAAGGGTGAGGCATTCAATTACAATGATGAGGAACTGCTCAAGTCAATGAAGATAGATGCTGAAGAGATGGGTTCTAAGACACCAAGTCAAAGGTTGAGGTCTTGCCTTTATGTTTTATTTGAACGCAATCCTGAAGGCTACCAAGACTTTAATAGCTACTATTCAGCTATGATGGATAAGTTTATTGATATGGTCAAGAAACGAATTGACACCTACCAGTTATGAACAAGACCCACACCATACAAGATTCAAGTGGTAATAAGTTAATTGCCTCACATAAGGATTCAATCATCAATCTATCATTGCTACTTGTTGATGGTAAGAAAAGAGCCATAGGTCAGATTGATAAAGCAACAAGGACATTAAGACTGGTTAGGTCAAGGTCAAAGCATCTTATGAGAGTCAATAACTCTTATGGCATCAACTACTACCTAATAGAAAATGGTGTAACATTTGACAAAGTAGAGATAACAGATGAACAAAGTAGATGGTTAATACCTAAGGAATATCTTATTGAACATTGCACAACAATGAACTTCAAGGCTCAAGGATTCGAATTACAGAAATTCATATCACTTGATAAAATAAATACATTTGCAATATGATTAAAACAAAGAGTGTTAAGATTGGTGAAGTAAAAGTCAATCCAAATAACCCACGACTTATAAAAGACGATAAGTTTGCTAAGTTAGTTCAGTCTATAAAAGACCTGCCTCAGATGCTTGAGATACGCCCTATCGTGGTTAATTCAGATATGGTAGTGCTTGGTGGTAATATGAGGTTAAAGGCTTGTAAAGAGGCTGGATTAAAAGAAGTACCTATCATCATTGCAGATAACCTAACAGAAGACCAGCAACGTGAGTTCTTGATTAAAGATAATGTTAGTGGTGGTGAATGGGACTGGACAATTATTCAATCGGAATGGGATGCAGAGCAGTTAAGTGAATGGGGATTGGATGTATGGCAGCCAAATAGCGAAATTAACTTAGATGATTTCTTTGAAGATAATGGTGAATCAGAAAAAGAACAAAAATTTAAAATAGTATTGGAATATACCGAAGAGGAATACAATAAGGTGAATGAAGCATTTATTTCACTATCAGGTAGTAAGGAAAGTGTAATATATAAATTATTGGGATTGTGAAAATATATTTAGCAGGTAGTGGATGGAATAAAATATGTTGGGAGAATTATAATTTCTACGACTTTTATAGATTAGAAAGTTTTGTTTACATTAAAGGTGAAGAGAAAAGTATTAGTAAATATAAATCATTTCTACTTGATAGTGGTGCATTTACATTTATGAATAAGAATAACGGAGTAGTAGATTGGGATGATTATATTGTGAAATACGCAAACTTTATAAATACTTATAGTGTAGATAATTTTTTCGAATTAGATATAGATAGTATTGTAGGTATAAAAGAAGTTGAAAGGTTAAGATATAAATTAGAATCATTAACAAATAAGCAAAGTATACCAGTATGGCACAAAAGTAGAGGTCTTGATTATTGGAAAGACATGATTAAAAAATATAAGTATGTTGCTATTGGAGGTATTGTAACAAAAGAAATTAAAGCATCACAACATAATATATTTATTACTTTACTTGACTTAGCAAAAAAACAAGGTTGTAAAGTTCATGGGTTGGGTTTTACAAATCTTGAAGGTTTAAAAAAATATAAATTTTATTCTGTAGATAGTACAAGTTGGTTAAGTGGTAATAGGTTTGGTTCGGTATATTGGTTTAATGGGCAAACAATGAAAAAGCAAAATAAAAAAACTGGACAGAGGGTAATAACAAAAAAAACAGCAATAAATAATTTTAATGAATGGGTAAAATATTCTAAGTACGCAGAACATAATTTATAAATCAATGAAAGCAATTTTATTATTGAGCGGTGGTCAAGATAGTGCTACATGCTTATACTGGGCAAAAAGTCAATTTGATGAAATTCATGCAATTGGATTTGATTATGGACAGATGCACGTAAAAGAATTAGAACAAGCAAAGAAGATTGCTCATGATGCAAATGTTAGTTATAAGATATTTGACATTAAAGGTTTATTAGCATCAAGTAGTTTAACAGATAAAACCAATCATAACGAAAGAAGCAAAATAAATAATAATTTACCATCGTCATTCACATCTGGACGTAATTTATTATTTCTTACTATTGCGGCTTCCTATGGAGCTTCATTAGGTATAAATGATATCATCACTGGTGTATGTCAAACTGATTACTCAGGCTATCCAGATTGCAGACGAAATACTATTGACTCTCAGCAATTAACATTGACATTAGGTATAGGCATTGGTGATATCAGAATACATACTCCATTAATGTATTTGAATAAAGCAGAGACATGGAAAATGGCAAAAGATTTAAATTGCTTAGATGTAATCATTAATGATACATTAACAGATTACAATGGAAATGAGACAATGAATGAGTGGGGCATGGGTATTAATAATAACCCAGCTACTGAGTTGAGGGTAAGAGGCTATTATGAAGCAAAAAATAATAATTGGTTATGATAAGTATTGAGAAAAAATATCACTTCTATGCGGCACATCGCAACCCAGCTGGAGGGGAAAAATGCGGACGAATTCATGGTCACACCTACGATGTTTTTTGTCATTTTAAATTTGATAAAATAAATGATGATGGCATCACTACTCTATTTTCAGACATTGATAAATTGGTGGAGCCAATTATTAAAGAGCATTGTCATTGGTTCTTGCTATGGGAAGAAGACCCATTATGTGATGTTCTAAATATGGCTAACGAGCCTTATTTGAAATTGCCATTTATCACCTCAGCAGAAAATTTAGCAATCTGGCTTTACATCAGAATTAAAAATGAAACACAATTACCTATTTCAAAAATTGAATTAGGAGAAACTAAATCAAGCAGAGTAATATATGAATCTTAAAGTGTCAGAAATTTTTTACTCGCTGCAAGGTGAAGGAGCAAGAATTGGAACACCTACCATCTTTATTAGACTTCAGGGTTGCAAGACCAAATTTGCATGTGCTGCATCAGGAATTAAATGTGATACCGAATTTGAAAGCGGTAAAGAAATGTCTTTAGAAGAAATTGTTAAATGGTTAGAACATAATGCCTCTCAATGTAAAGAGATAACATGGACTGGTGGTGAACCATTAGACCAGCTAACAGAAGAAATAGTGATGTATTTTAAATCATTAGGCTATTATCAAGCAATAGAAACAAGTGGACTACAACCATGTGTTAATGGTATTGACTTTATATGTGTATCACCTAAGGTAGCAGAACACATTATTGCTAAGAACTTTCCAGAGGGAGTAAATGAATTAAGATATGTAAGGCATAAAGGTCAATCAATACCTGAGCCAAGTATTAAAGCAGAACACTATTGGATAAGTCCTCACTCAGATGGTTTCAATATAAATAGCGAAAATCTGAAACATTGTATCAATCTTTGCATTGAAAATGGTAAATGGAAGTTATCACTTCAAAATCATAAAATATGGAACGTATTATAACTTGGGAAGAAATAAACATAAGAGTAAATAAATTAGATAAGAGCCTTAAGTACTATGGTATTCCAAGAGGTGGAATGTATATTAGTGCAATGCTTAATCCAGTTAATACTCCTGAAGAAGCAGATGTACTAATAGATGATTTAATTGATAGTGGAAAGACAAGAGAGGATTACAAACACTATAATAAACCATTTATTGGATTATTTGATAAACAAACAGAAGAAGAGTTTGAAGGTAAATGGCTTGTATTTCCATGGGAAGTTAAAGAAGAACCAGTAGAGAATAATTTCATAAGAATACTTCAATACTTGGGTGAAGACCCAACAAGAGAAGGATTGAAAGATACTCCCAAAAGGTATATTAAATTTATGAAAGAATTTCTTGAACCTAAAGAGTTTAACTTTACAACATTCGATGCTGAGGGTAGTGATGAAATGATAGTTCAAACTAACATTCCATTCTATTCACTATGTGAACATCATACTGCACCTTTCTTTGGTGTTGCTAATGTTGCATACATTCCTGATGGTAAGATAGTTGGATTGAGTAAACTTGCAAGATGTGTTGACCTATATGCTAACCGATTTCAAAACCAAGAAAGAATAACAACACAAATAGCTGAAAGGATACAAAAAGAACTTAATCCAAAAGGTGTAGCAGTTACATTAAGAGCACAACATCTTTGCATGTGTATGAGAGGTGTTAAGAAACATGATACATGGACTATGACATCAAAGATGCTTGGAGTGTTTAAGGATGATAGTATGGCTCGAAATGAGTTTTTAAATCTGATTAAATAACAGCAAAAAAACAGCACAATGGCAGCTAAAGATATTGAGAAGCATAAGTTTAAAAAAGGTCAGACTGGTAATCCAAATGGAAGACCACGTAAACTACCTGAGTTAGATAAACTACTTGCTGATGTAATGGGTGAAGAGAAAGATGGATTAAGTGCAGCAGAAGCAATATTAAAGGCTTTGAGGGCAAAGGCTACCAAAGGTGATATAAGAGCAGCAGAGGTCTTATTAGATAGGGCATACGGCAAAGCAAAACAAACCATTGATAATAACTTGAACGTATCTCAACCATTAGTAATAACACTAACGGCAAGTAATGATGAAGAATGAACATTACTTTAACCAGCAGACAATCGAAAGCATACAAGTTAGCACTTAATGGTGAAAAGAAAGTCATTGTCTTTGGTGGAGCAATTCGTGGTGGTAAGACGTGGTGGCTGCTTATCACCTTATCAGCATTAGCATTAAAGTACCCACGTTCAAGATGGGTAATTATTCGTAAGACCTTACCTGACCTTAAACGTACAACCTTCCCATCATTTAGTTCAATACTTGCTGATGGTCTTAATGCATACGTCAAGGAGTGGCACTTAGGAACTAATGTAGTTAAGTTTGTCAACGGCTCAGAGTTAATCTTCATGGCTGAATCCTATGACGATGATAAGGACTTGAATAGGTTCAGAGGACTTGAGGTAAATGGTGCTGGACTTGACGAGGTAAACGAACTGCAAGAGGCTACATTCTATAAAGTGCAAGAACGGATAGGTAGTTGGAATAAGGCAATAGGTCAACCACCAATAGTATTACTTGCTACTTGCAACCCAGCTAACAACTGGGTTAAGTCAGTTATCTATGAAAGGTGGCGAACCAACACACTACCTGATAAGTGGTGCTATATTAACTCACGTATCACAGATAACCCATACATCAGTCAAGACTATCTTGAGTCACTTAAAGAGTTACCACCAATTCAGTATGCAAGATTCGTAGAAGGTGACTGGGATGTAATGGACGATGTCACTAACCCATTCTTATATGCTTGGGATGATGATAGACACATAGACGATTCACTAACCATCAATCCTAACCTACCAGTATTTATATCAGTTGACTTTAACATTAACCCACTCTCAGCATTAATCATCCAACAACATACAACTAAGGGGTGTTCAGTAGTTGGTGAAATTAATATAGACAAAGGTAGCATTGATGCATTCTGTGATTATGTTGAAAGTCTTAATGTACCTCGTGGTCTACTTAGGATAACTGGTGATGCAATGGGTAACGGTAGAAGCATTCAACAACGTGATAATAGTTCAGCCTATACCCAAATCAAACGTAGGTTAAAACTTGCAGATAGTCAGATTATCATACCAGCCAATCCTACCCACTACAATAGTCGAATAGACTGC